CATCTGGCGGTCGTTTGAAGTCGGCACCAACACGCTTTCCACCGGCCTTTCGACGACCAACCTTCCGGCGACTATCGGCACGGACTCGTCCATCAACGTGTTGGACGAACTCTACGTCCCGTACACGAACAAACCCGGTGAGGGACTTGTTCTCGGCGCGTACACCTACGACAGCGGCACCTCGCTCAAAGCGTTGACGGCCACGGCTTCTGGTGCGTCTACCCTGACGGGTCAGGCCACGCTAGGCGATGCCGTGGTGGCGGCGAACGAATACAGAAACTTTCAGATTCGCATTGTCGAGGACACGACGACTCCGGGTTCTGTGGGCCAGCGGCGTATCATCGCCTCGCACACGGCAGGGCCGTCGCCGGTCTACACCCTCGGCACCGCGTGGACGACGCAGCCCTCGGCCTCGGCCAAGTACGTCATCGAAAACCCGAACCTGATCTTGGTGCGTTCGTCTGCGACGACCACGGTCTACACATACAACTACTCCGGCGCGACCGTGAACAACGGCACCAACACCATCAACAACGATGCGTGGTCTACGACCTACTTCGGCGCGGCTCCTGCCGCCAACGCCTCGGGTGGTATGTGGATGCCGTCGTTCGGTATCGTGCCGGATGCAGCGCGAAATGCTCGCCACTCGTTTCAGTACTTCTGGCGCGGGGGCGCGGCGACGCTTGACGTACTTGACATCGCGGCAAGCATTACCGGCACTTGGGCTGGCGCAATCGTTTACGACGGCAGCACCACGCTGACCGTTGGCACGACGGGGTGTTATTCGCCGTTTGGCGGCGAAGGCCGATTCTTCTACCTGAACGTCTACACCGCATCGGCTGTCAGCCAAATTTGGCGTTTTGACGTAGAGAATCGCGTTTTGTCCCCGTTCACGCCGACCGACTTTTTGCAGTCCGGCACGGCGACGCTGGGGCAGCGCATGGCGGCATACGCGGCGATTGACGGCACCGACACCTACGATGTCGTGCTGCTTGAATCGCACCTGTCCACGGTCTGTCAAGAGATGGTGGTTCTGGTATGACCATTAATGAACTCATCACCATAGCCGAAGCGAGATTGGGCTATCTCGCCAAACAGCGGGAAACGGCTGCGCGATTGGGCGATGAGGGACAGGTGGCATCTATCGACAAGGAAGTGTCGCAGACGCAGAATACCCTTAATCAACTACTGACTCTGGTGTCCAATGGCTAAATCTCCTGCGTGGCAACGCGCCGAAGGCAAGAACCCGAAAGGCGGATTGAACGCCAAAGGTCGGGCTTCCTACAACCGTGCGAACCCCGGCAAGCCGGGTCTGAAGCGGCCACAGCCTGAAGGTGGCGCTCGTCGGGATTCATTCTGTGCCCGGATGACAGGCATGAAGAAGAAACTGACCAGCGAGAAAACCGCAAAAGACCCTAACAGTCGGATCAATAAATCTTTGCGGGCGTGGAATTGCTGAGATGAAACACGAAACTGCTGAAACTCTCAAAAACGTTGGTGATGCTGTTTCTGTTTTCACTGTAGTAGGAGCGTTGGTAGAAGTGCTTCCCTCAATTGCTGCGCTCTTCACGATAGTGTGGACTGGGCTTCGGATTTACGAATCTGAGACGGTTCAGAAACTTCTTGGCCGTAAAGGGAATACCGATAATGCCGAGTAAGTCTGCGGCTCAGCATCGTTTGATGGCGATGGTTGCTCATGACCCCAAAGCAGCCAAGCGTGTTGGAATCCCTCAATCTGTGGGTCGTGATTACGCTGAGGCCGATAAGGGCCGCAAATTTGGTTCCGGAGGAACTATGAAGCACTCGAAAGAAATGGCGAAGAAGGAGATTGCCTTCATGAAGAAGAAGGGCGCTCCGAAGTCGATGGTCAAGCACGAGAAGGCTGAGTACGGCATGAAGAGCGGTGGCTCTGTCGGCTCGTTCCGTCGCTCCGCTGACGGTGTCGCTTCCAAGGGCAAGACCAAGGGTAAGCAGATCAAGATGCGTATGGGCGGTGCTTGCTGATGGCTGAGAAAGACAAAAAGCCTACGCCGCCTCCTCCGCCCCCGCCTCCGTCGTCTTCGGACGATTTGACCCCGCGAGGGAACCTGCCGGAAAAGTCGGTGATTCCGGAATGGCGTCAGTTTGGGTACGGCGCTTCTACTCCGCCGCCCAAGCCGAAAGCGCCTAAGAAGCCTGAGAAGAAGTACGCCTCTGGTGGCTCTGTTTCGTCGGCGTCCAAGCGGGCTGACGGCTGTGCCACGAAGGGCAAGACCCGAGGAAAGTTTGTATGAAGAAGCCTACGAAGTTCGGTCCCCGCTACGGCATGAAGCGATTTGTGGAAGGTGGCAAAGTTCCCGGCATGACTAGTTATGCTGAATCCGGTAGTGCGGGTGGCAAAGATATGAGTTTTGGAGAAGCCTTCAAAGCAGCCCGTGCTGTGGCTAAGCGAGAAGGGCGCGATCCGGATAAAGATACTTTTACTTGGCGTGGAAAGAAGTACACGACCGAACTTGCTGAGGACAAGAGCAGCAAGAGGACTGAACCCGAGGATGAGGAGACTGGAACTCGTGGAGGCCCGACCGGACGCCGTGGCCCCCGTACACCGACTGTGACTGTGACGGCAAAGCGTGACAAACCGAAACTCCCGAGTGACCGTGCAACCGGCTACCGTAGTCAGGTCGAAGAAACCGGCATGAGTCCGGAAGAGCGGATGAACGCCGTTCGCGACTTCGCTATTGGTACAGCAGCGACAGTACTGCCTGCCGCTAGAATTGCCCGTGGTGCGGCGACCGAATTGGGCCGAGTCGTCGGTCAAGTTGGTGCGCGTGGCACCACGCTGGCTGAACGAGAAGCCGCGCAGAAAGCGGCGGACAAAGCGGCTGAGGCGGCAGGACAGAGGCTCGCTCGTCGGGGCGTCCCCTCCGCATCCACACGCGCCAGTGCCAGACAGTCTGCGCAGGAAGCCCGAGCCGCTGCACGGCGGGACAAAAAGCTTGATGAGCGTCTTGCTTCGGATATGGAAGGCGGATTTAAACGTGGCGGGTCTGTGAAGCGTTATGCTTCCGGCGGGTCTGTTTCCTCCGCTTCCAAGCGGGCTGACGGCTGTGCCACGAAGGGCAAGACCCGAGGTCGGATGATCTGATGAAGAACCTTGCACGACAGTACGAAGAGCCGAAGAAGCAGGCGGCTCCCCCCAAGAAGGACGAAGTGAAGTTTGTCAGGGGGGCGAAGGTCAAACCGAAGGCGACTCCGTCGTGATGCCGTCTCGCGGCATGGGCGCGGTTGCGAAGTCCAAGTTGCCCCGCGCTAGACGGCGGGGTGATGACACGCCTGTCATTGGTACTGGCAAGCCGATCAAGACGTTCAAGGAAGGTGGACTGTATGAGAACATCCACAAGAAACGTAATCGGATCGCTGCGGGGTCTGGTGAGAAAATGCGCAAGCCGGGTGCGAAAGGTGCGCCGACTGCTGAAGCGTTTCGTCAAAGCGCGAAGACGGCAAAAAGGTAACTGAATGGCCTACAGGACAACAGATACTACCGACTTCAACCTCGACCTCAATATCCTGATTGAGGAAGCCTACGAGCGTTGTGGGGCTGAAATGCGGACCGGGTACGAGTTCCGTACCGCGAAGCGTAGTCTTTCGCTGCTACTCATGGACTGGGCGAACCGGGGAATCAACCTCTGGACGCTGGATACGGGTACGCAGGTGCTGACCTACGAGCAGGGAACCTACGACCTGCCGGTGGATACTGTAGACCTGCTTGACCATGTGATCCGGACCGGCACGGGGAGCAACCAGCAGGACATCAATATCTCGCGCATTTCGTCCAGTACCTACCTGTCGATCCCCAACAAGAACGCGACAGGGCGTCCGATCCAGATTTGGATTCAGCGCAAGTCTGGCGCGACCAACTCCGCTGGGGTGGTTCAGTACCCGCAGTTCACCGTCTGGCCGAAGCCCGACAACACGACTACGTGGACGCTCGTCTACACGCGCCTGCGACGGATGTTTGATCCGGGGACTGGGGTTAACGGTCAGGACATCCCGTTCAGGTTCATGCCATGTATGGTCGCAGGGCTGGCGTACTACCTCTCGATGAAGGTGCCCGGTGGGATGGAGCGGATGGCCGCGCTCAAGGCTCAGTATGACGAGGCTTGGGATTTGGCGGCTGGTGAGGACCGAGAGAAAGCCCCGGACAGGTTCGTCCCCCGTGAGAGCTTCATAGGCTGATATGGGTACTCGGTTCTCATCCGGCAAACACGCTATCGCAGAGTGCGACCGGTGTGGGTTTCGGTACAAACTGAAGCAGTTGAAGACGCTGGTCATCAAGACCAAGAACATCAATCTCTTGGTCTGCCCGGAGTGCTGGGAGCCGGATCAGCCGCAGTTGTCGCTGGGGCTTTACCCAGTCAGTGACCCGCAGGCGGTGCGTAATCCCCGCCCGGATTTGAGTTATTATGCCCCCGGCAATGACGGTGCTGGCGGCAGCAGAATGTTTGAGTGGGGGTGGAACCCCGTAGGTGGAGCAAGTGGAGTCGATGCTGGGCTGACCCCCAATTCGCTTGCCCCGACTGGCTATGTTGGAACAGTCACCGTAGTGACTACTTAGGAGAATCCCATGAGGAACAATGATGCGATGAAGGCGCTTCGCCGCCATGCTGCCAAGCCTGCAAGCGAGGCTCATGGCAAGAAGGTCAAGGGCTTCCGTGCTGGTGGCAAGACCAACAGCGAAATGAAGCAGTACGGACGCAATATGGCGAAGGTGATGAACCAGCGCAGTCCGGTACGCAAGTCTTCGGGGCCGAGGTAATCTCCATGAAGGACTCAGGCAAGATCAAGAAGAACACCGAATCGACGGGTGAGAACGGTTACCCGGAGAAGGACATCAACAGTGGCGTTACGCACATGAAGATGCGTGGCGCTGGCGCTGCCACCAAGGGTACGAAGTTCGTATCGCAGATCAATCTGACCAAGGCAGGTAAGGTCCGCGCAGGCTGGAGCTAATGAACTACGCGCAGCTTAACCAACTGATTCAGGAATACTGTGAGTCTACGGAGCAGTCCTTCGTAGCCAATATTCCTACGTTTGTCCAAGTTGCCGAGAAGCGCATCTACAACTCGGTCCTGATCCCGGCGCTCAAGAAGTATGTCACGGGCAACATGACGGCGGGGTTCCAGTACATGACCCTGCCCTCCGATTGGCTGGCGACGTATTCGATGGCGGTGATCAACCCGGTAACGAACGAGTATGAGTTTCTGTTCAACAAGGATGTGAACTACATCCGTTCAGCGTACCCGACCGTGGCGGATACTGGACAGCCTGACTACTACGCGGTGTGGAACCCCACGACGATAATTCTTGGACCTACGCCCGATCTGAACTACACAACGGAACTGCATTACTTCTACTATCCAGAATCCATCGTTACGGCGGGCACTTCTTGGATTGGGGATAACTTTGAGCAAATCCTGTTGTATGGGTGTTTGCGCGAAGCGTATACCTACCTCAAGGGCGAAGCTGACCTGATGCAGAACTATGAGGCCAAGTATCAGGAAGCCATGCAGCAGTTGGTTCGGTTGGGTGATGGGCTTGAGAGAGGCGATGCGTACCGCTCAGGACAGCCGAGAATTCAGCCGATGAGGGTGCCCCAGTGATGACTGGAGAAATCGGTACCGTCGAGGTCTTCACCACGGATAACCGTGGCCCCACGCCGGAAGAGATTGCCGAACGAGCGATCTACCGCCTGTTGCATATCACGACGAAGGAAGAACTGCACCGGGTGCTGGTCAAGTACTTGGTCGAAGCGCAGGATTCAAAACTTCAGGATGTGAAGACGCGGTTGGTTCAAGAAGGTTTTGCTGACGCGGCAGCGCGTCTCGGAGACTGAAGTGTTTGGGTGTGTATATGTAGCCACAAATACCTACAATGGTAAGCAATACGTCGGGCTTACTAGGCTAGGGATTGACGTGCGCTGGAGTCAGCACATACAAAAGTCTCGTAACCCTAAAACTTATTTTCACAGGGCTATTTTTAAATATGGGTCTGAAGCTTTTAAAATAGTACCCTACGCATCAGCAGTGTCTTTAGATACGCTTTCAACACTTGAAAAAACGATTATTATGCAGCTTTTGCCTGCATATAACCAAACCAACGGTGGAGAAGTTACGCTCGGTCGTAAATATGACGACGCTACAAAAGAACGAATTCGGCAGTCTAATATTGGTAAAAAACGAACCCCAGAACAGTGTAAGCGGATAGGGGAAATAAAAAAACAGCAGCTTTTAACGCGAACAGATTTGTACGAAAAAGTTTGCGCTGCGCTAAAAAAGGGGCGTGAATCCCCCGGTGCTGAACAGCGTCGTATAAAGCAAGTACGTAAAGCTGCAAAAAACCGTATTTGGACGGAAACTTCTCGAAAGAAATTAAGTGAATCCTGTAAAGGTAGAAAGTATGGGCCGGAAATAATTGCCAAAATAACTTTGGCGAAACGGAAACCCATTAAATGTAGTAACACAGGAGCGGTGTATTCATGTGCAGAAGAGGCCGCAAAGGCTTGCGGAGTTAGTCGAACTTCGGTATTTAGGGTTTGTCACGGGAAGTTACCTTCTGTAAAGGGGCTAACTTTTTCGTTTTTGGAGTAACTACATGATATCTCAGGCAATGACCACCAGCTTCAAGGTAGAGATTCTGAATGGAATCCATGCTCTAGGAACTACGGTAGTTCGTGCCAGTACGACTCCGGACACGTTCAAGATTGCGCTTTATACGTCCTCGGCCAATCTGGGCGCATCTACGACGGTCTACACGACTGTGGATGAGGTCACGGGTACGAACTACACGGCGGGCGGAATTGTGCTGACCGTCTCTCAGGTACCGACTTCGTCTGGCACGACGGCATGGCTTGATTTCGATGACGCAGTGTTCACTAACGTGTCTCTGACTGCGAATGGGGCGTTGATCTACAACGCTTCGCAGGGGGACAAAGCAGTTGCAGTGCTGGCGTTTGGCAGTGACAAGACGGCTACGGCTGGTAACTTCACGATCCAATTCCCGGCTGCATCCTCGACTACGGCGATCTTGAGGATTGCGTGACCGATGTCGTTGTCGCATTTGAGGGCTGGAATGCCTCTGGCGTAGGCTGGGGCGAGCAGGGTTGGGGGCAGGGTGTTGCCTCTTTACCAACTGGGACAGGAGAAGTTGGAACGCCTACGGTATTTTTGGAAACGCTGGTCCCTGTGACCGGTGTCTCAGCGACAGGGTATGTAGGATCAGTTATCATTTGGGTAGTCATAGACCCTACACAAAATCCGAACTGGACAGGTGTTGGAACAGGACAAAATCCGAATTGGACGCCCATAGCGGCGTAAGGTGACGTAAATGCCGAGTACATTCAGCACAAATTTGGCCCTAGAACTGATCGGTACAGGCGATCAGGCAGGTACTTGGGGGTCCACGACCAACACCAACCTCGGAACGCTCATCGAGCAGGCAGTTTCAGGCTATGTCACCCAAGCCGTAGCCACGGGCACGGACACGACGATCACGATTCCAAACGGGTCCACAGGCGTGGCCCGGAATATGTTCATAGAGTTGACGGGTACGGGTGGGACCAATACCAATCTGATCGTCCCTGCCAATCGGAAGCTCTACTTCATCTACAACAACACTTCGTCGGGTCAGGTGACCGTCAAGGTTTCAGGCCAGATAGGCGTCTCTGTGCCCAACGGCAGTAAGGTCATTCTTGTCTGCAACGGTACAGATATTGTCAGTGCTACGTCGTATATAACCGGCATTTCAGGTGTCATAGCAGTCGCCAATGGCGGTACCGGGGTCTCTACTCTTACTGGATACGCCAAAGGAAGTGGGACAAGCGCATTCAGTGCGGTTACCACGATCCCTGTAGCAGACGGCGGCACCGGGCAGACGACGTACACCAACGGCGAATTGTTGATCGGTAACACCACCGGCAACACGCTGACCAAGGCTACGCTGACCGCTGGCAGCGGGGTTTCAATTACCAACGGCGCTGGGAGCATCACGATTGCTGCAACGGCTACCGGTGGCGCACAAGACTACATCGTCCAGTCATATGGCATCGTTTGAGGTAACACAACATGGCTACAACCGCACAGTACGCATCCACTCCCCGCACCGCGCAGGCGCAGGTCACCACGGCCAACACCAATAGAAACGGCACCGGCACGATTGCCACCGTATTCACTGGGGCGGCCAGCGGCTCGCGCATCGACGATATCTACATCGTCGCGACGGGCACGACCACGGCGGGTGTGGTTCGATTGTTCCTGAATGACGGCACCAACACTTGGCTGTGGCAGGAAATTATCGTCCCTGCGGTCACGCCGTCAACGACGGTCTCTGTATTTAGCGCGGCATTGATCGAGCAGGCGCTGATCTTGCAGAACGCTTCATGGTCGCTTCGCGCAAGTACGAACAACGCGGAGACGTTCAATATTCAAGTGACCCGAGCGGGGGACTTCTGATGAATCCCGGCACTTTTCAGGGCATTTCCAATCCGGCGCTGTATCGGGTGCGGTCGATGCCGACTCCGATTGAGCAGATGATCACGGCGTCCACGACATGGACCGCGCCGATCACGGGCACTTACTTGATTTTTGCAGTGGGTGCAGGTGGAAGCGGGGCAGCACGCCCTGCTGGGACTCCGGGGTCAAATCAGGTAACTTGTACCACTGGAGGCTCAGCGGGGGGGCTTGCAATTAAATCGGCGTTTTTAAGCGCAGGGACCCGTCTTTCTATCACGATAGGCGCGGGAGGCGCAGCCGTTACTTCCACTAGTTTTGGCAACAATGGGGGCAGTACTATCGTCACTGGGGGAGGCGTTTCTTTAAATGCGGGCGGGGGACGCGGCGGAACAACGGATTTTTTTTCAATTAGTGGCACCACTGTGGGTTCAGCGGGTGGGACCGCAAGCGGAGGAGATTGGAATTTTACTGGTGGAGCAAGTGGAGATACTTCTGGAACAACTGCATCCGGTGGGCGATGCGAGGCGTACTCTGGCGGCGGTGCGGTCGCGTGGTATGGCACCGGCTATCGCGGCGGAGCGGCAACTTGTAGTGCAAACTTTGGCACATTTAATTCAGATGCGTATGCGGGCGGTGCGGGTATTGGCGGGCGAGGTGGTGATGCGTCAGCAACACAAACCACAGGTTCATCGACAATTGCTGTCTCGGGAGGTGGAAGTAGTTCGCAAGCCGGAAGCGATGTCAGTGCGGTTAACAGTGGTGGAACGACAATTAACGGCGCGACCGTGTACGGATTTGTAACATTTTCCGCAGGCAACGCATGGTCAGCGGCTGCGCCTTTTTCTGTTTTCAATCTTACTGGCAACGGAGGAAACCCTGCGGGCAGTAACCCCGGACCCGGCGGAGGTACAGCAGGAAACAACTCAAATTCTTCCTCTGGCATATTTGCGGGGGGCGGTGCCTGTAGCGGCCAGAACGCGCTATTTGGGACGGGCCTTGGCGCAGGGTCTGGCGCATCAAATTCAACCACCGCAAAAGGCGGCGATGGCGTTGTGTTTATTGTGTGGAGTCCGCTCTAATGATCTACGAAATCCTTGACGACACGGGCGCTGTCGTAAACACCATCGTCGCAGACCTCGCGTTCGTGCAGGCCAACTACCCCGGCAGGTATCGCGAAGTCCCGCAACCGCCGCCGGTTGACACGCGCCCGCCGGTCATTACCAAGGTCGCGTTCCGCTTCAGGCTGACCGATCAGGAGTACGTCGGCATTCTGTCCGCTGCAAAGACTGACGTTGAAGTTGCGGCTTGGGTCGAAACGTTCAACATGGTCAGTCAGATCGACTTGAATAATCAGCGCACCAAAGACGGTGTAGCGTTGCTCGTCACGAAGAACCTGCTGACACAGGCTCGGGCAACGACGATCCTCACGGCACCTGTGCAGGAGTCGGAGCGCCCGTGAACACTACGTTCCTACTACTCTTCATCGCGCTTCAGATCGCGGACATCTGGACGACGCTGCGGGCGCTGGAACTCGGGCATCGCGAGGTCAACCCGATCCTCGCCAAGTTGTTCCTCCGGTTTGAGCCGCTTGCTGTGATGGTGACGCTGAAACTCCCGGCGGTCTGGCTGTTGTCGTATCTCGACTCATACCTGCTGACGATGGCTGCATGTGTGGTGTACATGTGGGTTGTAATCAACAATTGGAATGTAATCAAAGGCGGTAAGTAACCATGCCCGTCCCTGCTGCACTCGTTGCTATCCTCAAACCGCTCCTCGCGAACGGGCTGGGCCTCGTTGCCAATGCCGTGATGGCAAAGGGCAAAGACTACGTTGAGCAGAAACTCGGCGTCGAACTGAAGCCTGACATGACGGCAGACGAGATCATCCGGCTAAAGACTGCCGAGATGGAGCATGAAGAAGAGCTGGCGCGGCTCAAGTTGGAAGAGAACAAACTCGACCTGCAGGAACTCGACATGTTCCTGAAGGACACAGATTCAGCGCGGGATCGTGAGGTGCAGATCGTCACTTCGGCACAAGCACCTTTGCTAAACAAGATCGTGACCCCCGTTCTCGCGCTGATCCTTCTGACGCTGACGTTCGTTCTGTTCGGCATCGTGATGTTCGATAACGACCCGGTGGAGCCTTCTCGCAAGGACATCCTGATCTACATTCTGGGGGTCTTGTCGGCAGTCTCGACCCAAGTGGTCTCCTACTACTTCGGCTCCAGTCAGGGGTCCAAGGACAAGGGTGACCAGTTGAAGGAGATCATGAAGTGAGCAACGTCTCCGAACAAGCAGCCTTCCTCCTAGACGTAACTCGGCTCATTCAGAAGGCGACTGAACTCGGGTTCGTGGTGACTGCGGGGGAACTCTATCGCACCCCGGACCAGCAGGCGATTTACTTCAAGTCAGGCCAGACACGGACCATGAACAGTCTGCACATCCAGCGTCGTGCCGTAGACCTGAACTTTTTCAAAGACGGCAAACTCTGCTACGATAAAGCCGTTCTCGCTCCGCTCGGGGCGTACTGGGAATCGCTCCATCCCTTGAACTCATGGGGCGGCAACGGGGTTAAGTTGGTAGACACCCCGCACTTCTCTCGCGGTATAGGAAAGCCTGAATGGCGGAGAGTGACCAGTGCCCCTCCAAAAACTTGAGATTCGCCCCGGTGTAAATCGCGAGTCCACTAGCTACGCAAACGAAGGCGGCTATTACGCGGGGGACAAGGTACGTTTCCGTTCTGGATACGCTGAAAAAATTGGCGGCTGGCAAAGCATCAATGTCAATGGCAGTACGTTTAAAGGCGTCTGCCGGATGCTGTGGAACTGGGTCTCAACTGGAACTCAGAACCTTTTGGGTGTCGGTACCAACCAGAAAGTCTACGTAGAAATCGGTGGCACCTACAACGACATCACTCCTGTAGGGAACACGGTCAATCTTGCCGCAAGCCCGTTCGCCACCATTTCCGGAAGCAGGCTGGTCACAGTCACGGCAACGGCTCACGGGGCTACGATTGGTACCTACGTCACGTTCAGTGGGGCTACGGCGGTTGCTGGGCTGACGCTAAACGGTAGCTACGAAATCCAGTCTGTACTTACGACCAGTACATTCACCATCTATGCTTCAGCCAATGCCAGCAGCACGACGACGGGTGGTGGATCGTCCGTTGTAGCCACGTTTGATATGGATGCGGGCAACGCCGTCTACACCGCAGGAGTGGGTTGGGGCGGTCCTCCGTGGGGTCTCGGTGGGTGGGGATCATCGACCGGTGCAGGCGTCCCGATGCGGATTTGGTCCATGTTCAACTACGGCGACGATCTGGTGTTCGCTGAGCGTAATGGTGAAATCTACTACTGGACGCTCGACACGACGACATGGGCCAAGGCGGTCACGCTCGAAACCAAGACCAACACGCAGATCAAATTCTCCACGACGGCCAGTGCGGGTTCAGGCGCAACTACCATCACGGTGGCAGACGCTACGGGGATCAATACCGGTTCGGTGGTTAGCGGCACCAACATTCCGACAGGAGCGTACGTCACTACTGCATGGACGGGGACTACGTCTGTACCGATTTCTGCGGCGACGACCGGTGCAGTTTCAGGCGCTGTCAATTTCAGTTATGCCGGTAGGCACGTACCCAACAAGGTGTATGCGCTGCTGGACTCGCCAATCAACGACTTCGTGATCGCATTCGGCGCGAACCCGTATGACCCGACCAACTTTGATACGGCATTTGATCCGTTGCTTGTCCGCTGGTCTGACCAAGGTACGACATACGAGTGGGTGCCGGAGACTACGAACCAATCTGGTGAACAAAAACTTTCGCATGGCTCGTACCTGATCACGGGGATCAACACCCGTCAGGAGATTCTGATCTGGTCGGATACTGCGCTTTTCTCCATGCAGTATGTTGGGCCTCCCTTTGTCTGGTCGTTCACGTTGCTTGATCAGGATATATCACTGGCATCGCCTAACGCCGTAACGACTGTGAA